TTCGTAAGCCCTGTAAGTTAGTGTCGATCCAAATTGAACGAATCCACCTGTAGTTTTTTTAAATGTCTTGATTCCTATCCAACACCATTGAGCAGAAGGAGTAGGTGCGTTACTTGTCGTGATCGTTTGAAGTGTATTGTGATTGATAAACTCCCTGATGTAAGGAGATAAGTCGTAGTAAGTCGCAGGTGAACTTGACGAAGGTATTTGTTTGCTTAGTGTGTAAGCAGGTGATGCAGGCATTGGAGTCGTGTTTCCATTCCACAAGAATATTTGAATCATTGACGCAGTTTGTGATGCTTCGTTGATTGTTAGAATGTAAGGTGAACGTGCGAAAATTGCCATCTATTTTTGTGTTAAATATATTGAATCGTTAAATAATTTTATTGCATCTACTCCAAATGCGTCTACCAAATCTTGTGGTAATTTCTTGTATGCTTTCTCAAATGGTTTAGTAAAGAACAAGCTAGGTTTGATTCCGTTTTTCTGTATGAACCTAGACAAAGCAAATTTAATTCCTGTCCTACTTGCGAACTTTCCGCTTTTAGTTCTAGGTGACAATCCTTTTCTTACAACCCATTTGTCAAATGCCCTAGGAGGTGGAGCATTCTTGTTACCTTTTTTGTATTTAAACGGAGTATTGTATTTCTTCTCAGTACCTGAAACTCCCTTATCTTGATAGATTCCGTACTCCTCCATTGAGAACTCCATCTCGAATGAGTTAGGATTCGCTTTAACACGTCCTTCAATTGAATCGTAAAGTTTACCTCCGTCTTTTCCTAGCTTACGCAAGTTTTTCTGCGATTCGCTAATGACAAAGTTTTTAAACCTATCTAATTCCTTTTGAAGTTCACTCTGCTTCATCCTTTGGTTTACTAGCTTCGTTTAATATATTCAAAATAGGAACTCCGAACTTCATCGGTAACTCACTTAAGATTTGCTCTAATTGCTTTACTTGTTCTTCTGATAGTGTTAACATACTTCGTGTTTTAGATGATTACTACTCCTAAATATTCAGCGACATACTCGTTCACGACTGAATTATCAGTTCCCCAAGTTAAGAATTGTTCCTCAGTTAGCGTGTAGTTCCCTTGAGATAATTGCTTTCCGTCTTCGGTTAGTAATTGCCAATAGGTCGTGCAAGTCGTTGCATCCGTTGGGAAGTTTAAAACAAGTACGCTCAATCGTGTCGCAGTACCTTCGTTAAGTGGGTAAACGATTGGTTGAATCGCTACTCCTTGTGGTGTTGTTGTTTCCATATTATATCCAAATTGTTCCGTTAAATACGGATATTAAATTAAGTGTCGTATCATATACCATTAGTCCCGCAACTGGTGTTGCTATGGCATTCTTTTGCGTTGTTGTCATTCTCGGAGGAAGGAAGCCTTGCGTTGTACTTTGTATTGTAAGTTTAGAACTTGCTACATCCGTTGTTGTGTTGATTAGGAGGTTTCCCGTTGTCGTTGCGAACCTTGCTCTTTCCGTACTTGATGCACCCGTTTCAAATGCCAAAACATTTAAAGCGTTTACAAATAGATTTCCACCTCTTGAAGCTAAAGTAACTGAACTAGGTGCTAACGATAAAGAACTATTTGAATTTTGACTAATTAAAGTAATATTTGAGGTACTTGATATTGGAGTAATTGTAGTAGCTCCACCTGTGGTCGCTATGTTAACTCCGAATGTTGTGCTTCCCGATTGTGTGATTCTTAAATCACCACTCACCCTCGCAGTACCATTAACGTCAAGTTTGAATCCTGCGTCGGTGGTGGTGTTGATGCCTATGTTGCCGTTCCCGAATATTCTTAATCTTTCGTTGTTACCACCCGTAAAGAAACGCATATCTCCCGTAGTGGTTTTCCCCGCAGTAAATGTGATACCTTCCAAAGCAAGGCTACTAATAAAATAACCTCTATTTTGATATACATCTCCCGTGGCAGTTCCGCCTACTCCAAAATAAATCCTATCGTTATCACCTCCCGTGTTATTGTAGCAGTTTATTTCAGTATATCCATTGGTTGAAGTGTTTCTAACTTTAACTCCTATGATATTAGCGCTACTTGTTCCTACAATATCTAACTTAAATGCTGAAGGAGTTCCACCTATCCCCAACCTTCCATTCGTATTATCCCAAAACAAGTTAGCCGATTCTTGCACTACATTTCCCGTACCTTCAAACAATACACGTCCAACAGTACCCGAAGTGATTGCAGTCGTTCCGATTGTGATTCCCGTACTTATCGTGAATGTTCTATCTGCGGATAGGTCTTGTGTAGTTCCGTTTATTGTTAGGGTGCGAGTCGTTGGGACTTTACCACTCAATGCAGTATTCAAGTCCGTTTGTGCGGATAGTGTTCCTGTGATAGTTCCCCACGCAGTTGCTTGACTTGCTGAAATCTCTACATAAGCTGAACCTGTCCAACGATATGTCTTGTTTGTGTCCTCTGCTATGAAGATAGTTTTTAAACTACCTGTTGCTGGAAATCCTGCTAGGTTTGCGTAGTTCTTTACCTGTGATGGAATGTTTATGTCTATTGCCATACTAAATTTATAAGTTGATTGCTTAAAGTTGCAAATGTTGATGTCGCTACTTGTGTTCCGTCTATTTGTAGATTCAATGTCGTGTCAGGTAACGTAAGAGTTTCTCCACTCTGAATAGTTGCTGAGTAACTTCCGTTCGTGTTTACAACGTACGAAGGTGAGCAGTAAGGGGCATAACTATCAGTATTGCAGATTGTCATATCGTTAGGAACAGTAACATCGAATGTCATCGTCCAACCTGCAAGTAAGTTCTCGAATCTTTCTGTAAATGGTTCTAACGTAGGGTCTGTTTCTACTACGAATTGCTGATCCCAGAGATTACCGTGAAGCATTTGTTGGTAACATCTGTTTAACACGTGATGCTGAGTATTTAATACGTCTAGTTCATTATCACGGTCTTCAAAGTCATTAAGTGGTTCTGCTTTTGATACGTCAACAATATCCATTGCAATGACTGAAACGTTAAACGTCTGCGTGTTATCTGACAACGTAGAACTGTTTACCATTATGTGCGTTAACGGAAAGATCGTTTGTTTGTTAAGATCAACCTGAAAGATGTCGCCTTGAGTAACTGAGTTTACAATCTCATCGTTATCAAAGTGCCACTTAAGTTTGTCTAGTATGTCGTAGAATCCTGTCATCGTTTTAAATTGCGTTCAAATTGTCTTCTTTCAATGTCTGTTTTTTGCTTTTCAAAGACGAGATAGGTGAGACATTTAGTAAGTTTGTAATTGGTAACTTCATCGAATCTTGTAATGTCTCCTTGAGCGATTGCATATATTGATTGATACCATCCCCATCGTTTTGCAAATTGAGTTGTTTCTGAAAAGTCGTTGTAAGCTTCGTGTTCTTCTTCATCTCGTTCTCCAAATAATTCAGGGTAGCCGTTAGTAACTCGCTTCCTAAACTCCAAAAAAAAACACTACTTGCTATAACTATGTCCAGAGGTGCAAACTTCATTAACTCTTGGAAGTCTTTGTTTGGCTCATAGGGTAAAACATCATATTTATCCTTTCGTGTTTTCACAATCGGACGATACATAACTGCCATTGCTTTGTGGTAGCTATCCCAAGTTGTAAGATGCGATTCTAAATCTACATATTCTCCAAAACTGATTTGCTCTAATTCTGGAATGAATCCAAATTCAATCTCTCCTTCTTCTGATTGTATTTTAAACCTGTTTTTAAACTTAGGTTTCTCAGAAAACAACTGTGTGAAGTGCGCTATTAGCTCATTTAAGCTCGTTAGCTTCATTTTAACTACGTCCTTGAGAGTTATGCCACAAAAGATTTCAATCATCTTCTGAGCGACAAATTCCTCATCGTTGGAATCTGCCTGAACTTTTAGGAAGTCTTGGTAATGTTTAAGTGGTATTTCACTTAGGCTTGAAGGTACGTTAATTTCTAACTTCATAATTTTAAAACGATTTAATTTTTGTTTTGTTGCACTAGGATAATGTCATAGGCTGCAGTCAGCATTTGGAAGTGTCTGCGTATCATCATTACGTCATCGAATACTATTGTAATTCGTTTTCCTGTACGCTGATAGATGTAGTCCTCAACTACTCTTTTCATCATTGGAAGATCATCTGATGTTGTATTGTCCATAGTTCTTTTTTAAACCTAGTGTTTCCATCTCGTGATATCTCAATGCGTCAATAGCGTGATTGTAATGGTCAATAGGTACGTTTGTTTTCTCTCCGTCTTTCTTTACGCTCCAACAATAACTTCTAAGTTCTTTGATTAGGTTTGTACTCGCACTGGTAACTAAGTATTCTTGTAGTTGCATTACGTCAATTCCAAACTTGATTGAGTCAACTCCCTTGGTTACTCCTTTAATCATCTTACCGAATCTACGAATCTCCTCTATTGATTTAGGCTCTGAGCTATCAGCGTAAATAGTAACGTGGTTAGGCAGGATCTTAGCAATGTCTGAGTTTACCATTCCTGTACGGTAACATATCTCATTGATTATTCTTTGTCCGTTGTAATTGTATATTTCGATTGCTGAGGTAGGATCGTTCGTGTATCCAAAGTCAAGTCCTATTCCTATCAACTTGGCATCGCTTGGTATCGTGTCAATCGTTTTCCAATTGTTAAAGATTACTCCTTCTAAACTACCTATCTCTCCTAGTCCGTAAACACGCCACCAATTAGCCCAGTAAGATGACGTTGATGCTTTCTCACG